CATCTAATGCGTTTTCGCTGTCAATTAAGACAACGTAGATTCCTTGTTGCTGTGCGTGCCTAACAAGATTTCCAGAGCAGATAAATGATTTTCCTGATCCAGACTCTCCGGCAAAAACAGTAACCTTACCAAGAGGTACACCTTTGTTAAAGTCACCTGATATCAAATAGTTTAATCCAAAGTTGCCAGTTGAAACCCAATCCGTTGGGTCATTGTATCCTATTGAAAGTCCTTCAATACTTTTAGTAATTTCTTTCCTAAATTTTGATATGTCAAACGGTTTAGCCATATATGTTCCTTCATTTATAATTTGTATTATATATACTAGTTGGCTGTTTGTCAAGCATATCGGGACATTTTTCAGCCATAGTATCTATATCCCAATCACTTGGGTAATGTCTAAGTACGCCTCTAGCCCGGTCTCTAACCATACTAGGTACTCTGGGAGTTCTACCTGGGTCGCATAATTCTTCTAATAATTTTTTACCGTGTTTAATAGCACGATATCTTTCATCAGGCATTGTCATTGTTATTCTCCTATAGGATAACCTGAGCGTACGGAGATTAATCCGCAGAGGCCCAAGCCGTATTTTACTTAAGCAGGTTTTGTCTGTCTAGCACGAATCATTGCTAGGATATCACTTGCTTTGTCACCGGATACTGCTGTTTTAGGCAGTACAATTGGAGTTGCATCTTCCCAGGGTTCAGGTGTTACTGAGGGTGTTGATTTAATATCAGCAATAATTTTAGTTACTGCATTCTCAGTAGTTGCTCCGCCCGGGGCATCCAATCCCCATGGACGATAATATGAACCCCATCGTTCCAAGTCATATGGTTTACCATCTACTGATGCCTCAAACATTTCCTTGATGATTTTCAATTCAGCATCATTTGGTTTCTTGGGTAAGAAATCAGTAAGATTGAATAATCCATTAGTTTCAATTGCTGCTTGTTCCACAGAAGTTAATGCACTTTCTTTACGAGCCCAAGTACTAGTAGAATAATCAGCATAACCACCTTTTGCAGTTTTCTTAATATTCAAATCAAGTCCACGCATATAGTCAGTTGGCAATTCTTCCATTTCAGGATCCATCAAACTTGATTTGATGATAGTAAAGATTTGCGGAGAAATAACAAATCTACGAATAGGATTTGTTGGTGCTTTATCATCAGCCATTGGATTGCCTCGGACAAAGCCTTGAAACAAATAAGTACGTTTTTTCCAATATTTATTTGCCATTTCTTTTAAAGTTTCGTCTTTATACCATGGACGAACTTCTGCTAACACTGGGCAAGTAAATTCAGGTCCATACATTTCCACACAAGGAACTTGTACTTGAACTTGTTTCATGTTAGTATCACCCTTTACACCATTGAATGGCAATTTGATGATTTGTTTTTCAACCCAAAAATAAGTATTACTTGAGTTACCGTCTGGTAAAAACCGAATAGTTGCGGTTGAACCTTCATCTGCATTCCAATGTGGATAAATTGAATTATCACTTTGAGTTGATGTTCCGGATTTTGTTTTATTGTCTTGTGCCGCAATACGGGCACGAATGTCTGCTAGTGAAGTTGCCATAATAATATTTCCTTAAGTTAATTGAGATGGTCTCTTTTTATAGTCGCTACTTCCGAATGAAGTAACTAACATTAGAGATAGTATAGCATTACTATTTCAAAATGTCAATGTATTTATCCCTTATATGGTAAACCTCACCTTTTAAGTGAGGTTTTTGATAAGCAATTTACCCTTATCTTCTGTGATTCATAATATGTAATATTCGGTTTAATTCATCAGTTGATTCGTCAAATTCTTTAACCACTGTTGTATTTGTAGTTGTTGGCTTTTTAACTACTGGCTTTTTAACAGGCGATACTCCTTCAGGATCGGTTGGAGCAGGAACGTTAGGTTGTCCAGGTTTAGGAGGCTTGTCAGTCCAAACTCCATCTTTGTCAATAGACCCTTCATTCGTAGATTTACGAGTAAGTTGTTTAATTGCTTCAAGTATACTGTAATCTGTTTTTGGATCATAATTTTCCTTCAACCCAGCATCAGCAAGTCCTTCACCTTGTTCCAGTTCTTTGCGTTGATCTCCGTATGTCCTCATATCGTCTGGACTTCCATTATTAATTGAATTGATAACATGATTATATCTTTTCATTAAATTTACAGTTTCCGGATCGTTACTGTTTTCTAATTCTCTGGCTAATGCATTTAATTTTTCAATATCCGCCGCATCCGGGCCCTCCGTTGTAGCACCTTGACCCGGCTTTGTTGGTCCTGTGGTTGTTCCTGTGGTTGGTCTTGTGGTTGTTCCTGTGGTTGTTCCTGGTTCTGTTCCTGTGGTTGTTCCTGTGGTTGTTCCTGGTTCTGTTCCTGTGGTTGTTCCTGTGGTTGTTCCTGGTTCTGTTCCTGGTTCTGTTCCTGGGGCTGGTGGCTTGTTTTGCATATAATTATACAATGCGAAGGCGCCGGCGCCGGTACCTAAAGCAGCAACTGCAGCTGCATATTTTTTTGGATTATTTTTAAAATGCTGTGTAATTGCGGCCATACGACTTGGTGATGGTGGCATTGCTGCTGCTGCTCGGGCCGACTGTCGAGCGGCACTGTCTGCTGCTGCTCGGGCCGGTGTTGCTGCTGGAGCCGCTGCTGTCGGTGCGGCTCTAGCTGCTGCTTGAGCCCGGCCTGCTGCCGCAAGTCTTGCTGCCTCAGAACCCGCTGCCGGCGGCGGAAAAGTCTTTGCCGCTGCTGCTGGGGCTGCTGCTGGTGCCACTGCTGTCGGTGCGGCTCTGGCTGCTGCTTGAGCCCGGCCCGCTGCCGCAAGTCTTGCTGCCTCAGAACCCGCTGCCGGCGGCGGAAAAGTCTTTGCCGCTGCTGCTGGGGCTGCGGCTGGTGCCGCTGCTGCTTTTGCTGCTTTTGCTGCGTCTGCTGCTTTGACTGCTGCCTGAAGTCTTGCTGCCTCACCCGTTGCCCCTGCTCTCGCTTTTTCTGCTGCGCTAGCTATTTCTTGAGCCCGGGTTGCTGACGCAGCAGTCCGGGTCGCTGCATTTGCCTGAAGTCTTGCTGCCTCGGCCGGTTGTTTCCAACCATTCAATTGGTTAAGTAACCATTTAGGCGGCTTACGGGATTCGTTTAATTGTACCAAAGTGTTAGAAGATGAACTACTTATATTATCTAACTTACTAGTAAAGTAAGCCATTCTTTCTGCAAATGTCATCTCAGATTCTTTTAGTCCTGCTTTTGGAGTACCGTTAGCATTATGTGTTGTGCCGTATTGTGCTAACCATGCTTGACCTTTTGGCCCAGTAGACGGTTTACCGTCCAATGTTGGTTGCGGACGAACATTCGTTGAAGATGCAGTTGGATTTACATTAGGAGGATTTACAAAACCACGGCCTCCACCAGGTGATCTTATTGGTGGATTTTCTTGATTTGGATTTACATTAGGAGGATTTACAAAACCGCGGCCTCCACCAGGTGATTGTCTAGAACCTCGTGTATTGCCGGCTTCTGCGTTACGTGGATCTACTTCTGCTGTTGGATTTTCTTGATTTGGATTTACATTAGGAGGATTTACAAAACCGCGGCCTCCACCTGCTGATCGTTCCGCGGGTACTGGTGCGGGTACTGGTACTGGTGCTGGTGTTGGGGCTGGTGTTGGGGTTACCGGTTTTGCTGCTTGATTGGGTTTAGTCGCAGCAGGTTTTCTACTTGTTTTTTCTATTTTAGCAAGTAACGCTGCCATTTCAGCACGAGTCTCGGATTCTGGACGACCTTTTGGTTGTTTAGTAGCTGGTGCTGTACCAGCAGTATTTGCTCCCGCCTCAGCGTCCCTTCTATCAGCAATTCGTCCAGCTTGTGCTGCTGTATCTGGTGCTTGATTTTGTGTTCCTACTAACGCAGGTGCGGGTGCCGCAACCGGACCTAAACTATCTGCATCTTTCATTTTTCTATCATTTCCATAACTTGAATCAGTCGAACTAGTAGATGTGAGTGCCGGTTCTGCTGGTGGATAGCCCCCTTGACTAGCAGGCATCGTTGCCATTCTTGACGCAACTTCTGCTCTTGCTGCTGCATTAGGATCAACATAATCCGACGCAACTTGCGGCGGGGCAATTGGCTCAAATTGATATGCCTGATCTGGTACTCCTGCATTCCTTCTAATTAAGTCTATTTCACTAGTGACATCGCCAGGAGCATCACTACCTGCCCTTGATGTTGGTGCTGCAACTTTTGCTGCTTGATTTCGGAGATCGTGATTTACTGAAAATTGATCATTTGCGCCGTCGGCTCCTGAGTAACCATACCCCGGGTTTGTTTGTATTTGCTGACCGCTACTAGATAATACGGGGTCTCCGCTACCAGACCGTAGGCCTCCGGGATTGGCTTTGGTATATGCTGTGATTTCTGCTTGGGTGGCAGGTTTATATCCCATTCTGTTGCGTATTGCAGGGTCAATGGGTGTTCCAGCCGGTGCATCTTTTAACTCAGCGGGTTTGCCACCTAAACCTATATAGGCTGCATTCTTTTGACCCTGAGCCATTCGCTTTGCATAGGCAGCATCAGTTTCAATATCATCACCGCCGCGACCTTCACCTTCACCGATTATCTGATCAGCCCACTCAGTTAAATCAGTTACTTCAGACATTTCTGTAATAGTAGTATGTAATTTTTTAAGTATAGGCATCACACTTTCAATGCGAGGATCTAAACTGTTACTAGAAAACATTTCACTTATATCATTATAAGGGATATCATCTGCTTCTTCAGTTAAGGTTGGTGACCAATTTTCAAAATAAGAAGCATATCCTTTACTTCCGGACAATTTATGTAGTGTTTCTCTTAATTGATGATAGTGATGTGTTCCTTCATATACCAATGATTGGGTAGACTCATTAAATTGATTACCGCGAGTAGCACGAACAAATCCAGCCATTTTGGTGTATTCTTCAACTAAAGAATGAATATGCTTTCCGGCTGCATCATAAGGAGTACCTCCTTCTGCAATATGTCTAGCATATACTCTGGCTAATCCTGGTTTGTTAGTATCTAATAGAAAACGCTCTCCCTGTTGATTTTCAACAAAGATT